AGTGACAAGTCTCCTAATAATTGGTTTCTGAAATCTTGGATACGTTTTTCTTCTGCGTCTCTCTGAGATTTCATAGTGCCAAGTTGACCTAACTGACTTGCTGCAGAGCCAACTAGCTGATTGTAAAGATTTGTATTTACTTTATCTAATGTTGGTATGTCATTAATTGTTACTGTGCCATACTCTGTGTCTATTGTTTTATCAAATATTGGTTTGTCTGTATCGAATAGACCAAGCTGACCTAATCCAGTTTGATAACCTGTTAAATTTGTTTTGTACTGATTGTACAAATTTTCATTAACAGATGTAGTAGGGTCGTCAAAAAAATCTACAAAACTTGTGTTAGCAAGATTTGACCTCATATCTCCTAAGTTTGTAGAAAATCCAGATAAAGACTCATTATACTTTTTAACTGCTTCGTTATAGGCGTCTGCTTTATCTTGATAGTCTTTTGCTGTTTCTTTAGCTATCTCGCCTTTTTCTTTAGAATAATCTGGTGGTGGAGGATTTTTATTACCTTTACCCATTTATAGTTCTCCTGTCTTTATACCATTTTGGTGTGTCTTCGTCTCTTAAAAGACCATAAATAATACCATCTTCATATTGACCATTTTCATTTTCAAAAAATTGTCTGGCTATTCCTTCTTGTTTAAAACCCATAGTCTTATTGAGCTTATGTGCTTTTTCATTTGATTTCTTAACTATGCTTGATACTCTGTTACAGCCACAAGTATCCCATACATAATCAAACAAATGAGATATAAAACGCTTCTGCCACCATCTTGGATTAGTTGAAACTACATTTACTTGAATATCATTCTTAGAATAATTGGTAAAAATAACAGCACCAATAAGATTTCCATTTTCTTGAAAACCAAAACATTGGGGATTATGCCATGTAACTTCATCTAAAAATTTACTAGCCCAGTTTGATATTCTTTTATTTTCGTCTGTTATCATCGTTATCATTAAGTAGATACCACACTTGCCGCTATTGTTACTTGAAGACCATTGCCACTAGAATTGTTTGTTACAATAAAACCTATTGATTTACTTGCTGACGTTGCGTCTACCTCTATAGCTGTGGATAAAGTTATATCTTGATTGCTTGATGTTACACTGTATGTAGAACCTTGACCAACGCCATTGACAGCTAACTGTAAAGACAATGTGCCAGAAGCAGTAAATACATTTAAACCATTTATCTGTATCTTTTCTTTAAATATTCTTTTTACTACTACTGTTGAATTAGAAGGAGTTGTTATAGCATGATAAAAACTTGTTGTTGACAGTGATGTAGGTAATTGGGTTGAGGGCAGACGTCCAGTACTGTCGAGAGTAGCAACACCATTCGCTGCCCCCTTTTGAGTTACAGCAATAACGCTTGATAAATCAATCGTGCCGTACTGTAATGCTGTTCCTGTTCCATTTACTTTAACAAACTTTCCTGCGTCTGCTGTTGCAAATGTAGGTAAAGAACTTTCTGGAGATGTTTGAAGAAACTGAGTTCCATCATAAAACTTTAATACGTTAGGTGTCTGTGATGTATCAAGAAATAAATCGCCAGTTGCAGGACCTGCTGGCGTAGAACTTGCGACTGTCAGCTTTGCTTTTGCTGCTAAGCCTGTTGATAAACCTGATACTTTAGCTTGTGCTATAGCACCATCAGCTATTCCTATCTTATCAAATCTTAGAAGACCAGTTGCTGTGTCAGCATATGTTGCTTCCATAAGAAGTCCTGTTACAGCATTTTCTGCTGTGTTCTGAACTGTGATAATGGTTACAGTATTGCCACTTGCTATTGAAGAACCAAAGGTTACTGTGTTGTTATCAGGCTGTGTTGTATAGTCGTTTGACCCACCTTCTCTTTGCAGTATACCATTTTTATAAACTTGAAGAGTTTGGTCTTCTGTATGTGTAAAGTTAAAAACATTCTGTGCGCCAGTTGTTACAGTATCTGACCTTGTAAATCCTGTTATCGCTGTTGAACGAACTTTATATATACTTACAGTTGCTGCGTTGGCTAATGCAGAATTAAATGTCACTGCTCCTGCACTGCCTGTGCCAGCAGTTGGGCTTGACGTATAATCAAAAGAACCACCAGACCTTTTTAAAACACCATTAACATATACAACAAGTTCGTCTGTACTGTTATGAGAGTAATCAATAACTGTTGTTGAATTGTTTGCTGTTACTGTATCTTGTCTTGAGTGAAAAATAGGTGCGCCAACAGTACCTGCTGTTGAGCCGTCTGCACCTTTTATACTTGCCAATGTAGCAAGTGTTAGCCACCCAGTATTGTTGTCTGTGTATGAGCCAACTCTGTATTGTAGACCTGCACTTGAGTCTAGCCTCATTTCTACAGGACCTGTCCAGTTGCCTGCCGTATCAAAAATCTTGGCTAATAGTTCGCCAATAGTATTATCTCCAAGTTCGGCTGAGTTTAAATATCGAGTAAGATTTTCAAACTCGGTATTTATGTTGCCACTTGAACCATAATTTTGTGGATATTGTTGTCTTAATCTTACCATTTTATGTCCTCACAGTTACTGCAAATCCTATAACTCTTAATAATCCTGCGCCACCAGTTGTTGTAATACGATACTGTGCGGCTTTATATCTATGTTTCCAACTTCTTTCATATTGACGTGATAATGGCACATCTTGGAAGTAGTTGTCGTCCGATGTGTCATCAACCTCTATAACTAATGAACCTATTGTACGCCCATATAAATCTTGTGCATCTAAATTAATTATGCCTTCTCCAGATGCTTGTATAACTATGCTATGTGTTTCTTTTGTTTCTTCTAAACTTCCATGCCAAAGTAGTGGTGTAGTTATAGCCAATGAAGGAGTTACAGCGTCTTTATCTATTTCTTCTGGCTGTAAAATTTCATATATACCACCTGTAGTTCCAAGGATAAGCTTACCATTTAAGAAGTCGCCACATCTAGCATTTAAAAAATCGCCTTGACTGTACTTAGGTTGAGGCTGTCCACCTTCTGGGTTCATAGATAATGTAAGTCTTTTGCATAAAAAATCACCAGACTGTGGGAAAAATACATGGTATTGTGCTGAGTCTTGGTCAAAGACGGCAGTTATCTTTTCTGGGTCTGGACAAGAAGCAAACAGTTCTCTGTATAATATATCTACTTTATCTGAAAGACTGTATGAGTAAACAAGAAGTCCGTTGTCTTCTGACCTTTTAACTGAGTGTATTCCAGAACGTGAACAGAATAATAAGTCTGTTCCTGCGTTTTGTATGGTGTTGTGACTTATACAACCAATGTTTACGTAAGCATTGTCGTCTAGTAGCCAGTTGCTAATGCTAGGGTCTATCTTATAAATAATGGCTTTGTCACTTGTAAACACTACAAGTCTGTTTTGTTCGAATGTTCCAAGACCTGTTATCTTGTCTGCTGTACCTAGTAGGTTTGCTATATCTACAAATCCTGCACGTAAGACGTTTGTACTTGTTGGCTCTTCATCATCTGGAAAGATTTCGTCTTGGTCTACACGAGAAAAATGAACTTGTGTTTCTTTACCATTAATACCTGCTACCACCAGACGTCTTTGTATAGATGTGCAGAATGCAGGCTTTAATTCGTTTATTGCTGCTGATTGATTTCTTTTAAATATTGTGCCGTCATACATAAACATAGGTCGTTCTCTGCAAGCAAACTGAACCTTTTGATTAAATACTGTACTTGATACAATAGCTGTTTTAGGGTGTACGTCTTCTAAAACGTGGTCACTTTCAGACCTAAACGAAATGCCAGAACCTGTTTCTTCTACAAATACTGTCTGTGTTGAATTAAAATATCTAACGTGATTGACGACTGTTGTGCCTTTTCTTAATTTGGCAGACGGCTCTCTTACTATCTGTCCTCGCCAATCACATGTAGCATTGTTTAGTTTTGCAAGATGTTGTTGTTTGCCTGTATCAAGAGACGTAATGTCACGAGACGTATCCAAACCTTGGAAGTCTTCATATGGGAAAGTTTTAATCTTTACTCCACCTGGCGATTTAACAGGGCTTGTCATCTAACCTCTAACTGGAACTGCCAGTATAAGACGTGCTTGTACTGCTACTTGTATTCCTATTAAGTAGTTCAAGATTAGCATAAGGCTCTGACCTATCATAATCTTCCTTCTCTTTATACCTAATTGTGTATCCGTTTAGACGTCTCCACAACTGTTGGTTTAAAGTTCTATGATACATAGGCATATAAAACTGTAGCTTTTCACTACCTTGTTGCATTGCATAATGGTAAAGAATGCCCTGTACAATGATTACGTCATCTATTTCTCTAACATCATCAAGACCTTCATAGTAATCAAAAGTTACTGGTACAACAATATTTGTGCCAGCACTGTCTGTGTCGTTTTTAGTAGGTGCGTAAGGGTGCATTCTTATATCGTCTATAACCATGTTTGCAAATTCTATAAACATTAGAAGGACGTCTCCGTCTACAGTGCCTGGTGAAAACTCACCATATCTTCTAAGTGCAGACATGCATAAAGTTCTCAAAGGTGAGTAGCCAGATTTTATGTGGGGGTTAGCATTACTTTTCTCTGTAACAAGTTTCTTGCTTTCGGAAGTATGCGTTGCTCCTGACATAACACTTCCGTCTGTCATAGTATGTGTGTCGCCTGTCCATACTCTTCCGTCTGGTAGGTAATATGTCATATGTTATGCCTTTCGTTTTATTCTGCCATTTAAAAAGAAATGGTGCTTTTCAAATCTTTCTGTATCTGAAGCTTCTACTTTCCATTCGCAACGTCCAGAACTTTCATTTCTTGTGCTTCTAATATCTGCACATTCAAACATATAAGGTTCTTTTTCTCTGCTTTCATATATAACATATGAAGATGAAGTCTTTGGTTGCTCCCATGCTTCGTTTACATCTGGGGTACTTGGGTCATCTGCTTTAAGTGTGCCGTCTTCGTTTCTAGCTCTTACTTTTTTTGCTTTCGCCATTTATCTCTCCAAATTTTTCTTCGTATAAAGCTCGCCAGGTGGGTTGTTTTATACCTCTGTGTATGATTATACCCTAAAAAAACATAAAAAGGGAACATAAAATGCTCCCTTTTTACATCGTAGGAATATCAATCTCCTATTAGGCTGTGCCTGCCCAGTTCTTAACATAAGCATGAACTTTATCTTGTAAGAGTTCTAATCCACACTCAGTTAAATATTCACTCTTTTGTGAATCGGCATCTACTGCTTGTCGATTCTCTAAGAGTTGGGTATCACGACCTTCTAGGTAACGATAAACAAGATATGGGAAATCAACAATAACCATTGCAGTTTTCATATGAGCTAACTGACGGAACTGTGGGTGTAAGTGTACCATCAAGTCACCTGCGAAAGTGCTGTATTGTGTTAGGTTGATGCCATAGCTACCTTCTATCGCTGTTGGTTGCCAACGTGCTTTACCTATTTTTTGTAGTAGAGCTGCACATGTTTCACCGACAAAAGCTATCTTTTGCTTTGAACCATACTTAAATACAGTAGAAATCAAAAGCTTATCTAAGCCTTCTTCAGTCATATTGTTTGCAGAACTACCACCATAAGTGCTGCTACTTGTTGCCAAGTCTACCACGTTAGTTAGTGAGTTAGTTAAACCACCAGTATATCTAGTTGGACTTGCAGTTGAACCACTTGCTTCGTGCTTGTTGCCGAAGAACATAGCTCTTTCGATGTCAGACATATGTAATTTTAATGCCTTAGTCATTGCTTCGTCCATCTTATCACCAGTTCTTAGATAGGTGCTTGCTAAAGTATTAGATACTTGGAAAGCAGTTCTAAAAATCTGAGTGAAGTTGTTGGTTACTGTAGCATCAAATGTGATTGCTGTTGGTGATGTTGCACCTTCAGCTGCGGCATATCCTGCCACAAACAGTACAGCATTATCTGCAATTTGATGTGAAGTACCACCAATGTTACGAGTAACAGCAAGAGTTGTAGCTGTTGTGTCAGCAGTTGCCTGCATAACTTCACCAGTAGTTTGGTTAATAATGATTGCACCTTTAATTGCAAACTTATTGTCGTCTGCTGCATCTATTGTTATTGATGCTGTAGACGTTGAGTTTACTGCTCCATTAACAGTCATAGTTCTGTCAGGCAACTCGTCTCTGAAGTTCTTGTACTCAGGGTCGTCTGTTGGCTCTGATGAACCCATTGCTAACATAGCGTTTAATGGTGCGTTACCATTTGGTTCTAAGAGAGTAAATAACTCTCTGTAGTTTTTAGGACGGAAGTCCGAACTGAACTCACCTGTCCCTCTCATGCCTTGAATAGGGGCCATTTTAGTTTCTCCTTAAAAAACAAATTAAAAATTTTAAGCGAGTTTCACGGAAATGCCATCGTTAATCTCATATCTAGCCGTAGCGAGATAATTTATTATTATATAATTATTATGCGTCTGTCTACCCTTATAAAAAAAAGACCCTCTAAAAAGAGGGTCTAGTTCAAGAGGAAATATTAGTGTATTGCTAGGGGTGCTTTTATGCTTTCTAACTATATCCTTTCTTAGACATTACTTGATTTGTAAATCTATCAAAGGTGTTAGGAGCATCTCCTTGTGGGCTTGCCATGTCTCCTGCATTAGCAGTTTGACCTACGCTACCAGTAAACGCTTGTCTTTTGCCCATGATTTCTCTAAGTCTAGCCATCTCTGGCGATGACTTGTTGTTTTTGTAATCTGTCATTACTTTGATTGTAAGCTGTGGGTCTGCAAAGTCTTCCATTGTATATCCACGTTCTGCTGCAAACATCTGAAACTCTTGTGCGTCTCCGTCTGCCAGACCTAAAGCTTGCTGAACTCTGTCTAAATTATTTGCGATTGTTTGTTTTGCTGCTGTTATTTGTGCATTCTCACCAGTTTGGAAACCTGCTTTCGCTGCGTCTGCCATACCTGCACTTTGTGCTACGACCTGACGTAGCATGTTTTTCATCTGTGCAAGTTCTTGTTGCATAGCACCAACATTAGTATTTCCCTGTGCAGACATATTCATCATGTCTCTAAAGCCAGGTGGTAATGTAACAGCGTTGTCTTCTTCCCATTTCTTGAGAGACGCTTCCATATCTCCTGATTTTAATGCTGTGTCTTTCTCATAAACGCCTGGTTTGTCGCCTTGAGTGTTACCCATTGTAGGATTTGACTCTCCTGCTTTTGAAATATTTGCCAGTTGTTCTGCTATTTGTTTGGTTGATACACCAGGATTGGCTCTCATGTATTGGTCAATTACGTCTGTAATTGGTTTATATACTGCATTCTTATGGTTGAGTGCCGAATACCTTTCGAATGTAGATTTAATTTGATTAGGCGTAAGTTCTCTTTTCTTCTTGTTGCCTTCTTTGTCTGTTTCACCAAAGTCTATTTCGTAGACTACAGCTTCTGCGACCATCTTATCTCCTTCAGTATCAGGCGAACCTTTAGAAGCAGCTTGCTCGGTGGCAGTATCTTTTGGTTTTGGTGCTTGTTGTTGTGTTGCAGGAGGAGCAGGTTGTTGTGTTTGCGCCTGTTGCGTTGGAACGCCCAACTGGTTTGAAGCAATTCTACTGATTGCGTCTGCTGCCATTTGAGGGTCTTGCTTTTGTATAGCCATTTTGTTTTTTCCTTTCTTAGCCGTAGCGAAGATTAAGTTTCAGTTATATCTATATTACTCTTTTTTTTGTTTTCGTCTACCTTTTCTAACGCAATTTCATTCTCATAGCGTATTTTTAAACGATTGGGCATTTCGAGTAATTGTTTTCCTGCCCATATTGCACCTCGTCTAAAGTTAATTTCTTCCAAATCCATCTTAGGACTTTCAGCGATACTCATGGCAGACGTTACTATTTCTTCTTCCATGATTTCTACTATTAACTTCCAACTATTAGACTCTAATAACTTTGAAAGATTTTGTAACTTTTGCTTTGGTGTCAACTATTTTCCCTGACGTTTACCCATCTTCTTGCTTTTTCTGATGATAGGCTTGCCTGCCCTAAAAGCTTTTACCTTGCTAGGTACAGGTCTTGTTATTACTTTTTTAGTATCTAATTGCATACCCATAGTATACTCCTAAGTTAAAACGATTGAAATTACAAGTCCAAGAATAGATAAAGTTGTAACAGCCTGCATGCCTTCTAGTCTCCACATACGTTTATCAAGGCTATCAAGTTTATCTTGAACGGCTTGGTATCTAACAGCACACTCACGTTCATGTGCTTCCAGATTCATTTGAACAGCCATTTCTGGCTTTATTGTTGATTTAAGTCTTGGCATTATAGTTTATCCTTGTATTTCCATTGCAGTAATTGTTGAACTTGAACGACCACTACTGTCTTGTCTGCTTCTATTAAAATAACAAGTTGTATGACTACTTGTTCTAACTAAATAAGTTGTAGCTGAAGTTGTATTTGGTGTATCAATAAAATGAAAAGCATGACTTTCCATAGTATATTGACTACCACCCATATCATCATATGAAAGATAGCCACTAGCACCACCAAATGACCCAGTACCTTCGGCTATACTTGTACTTCCTCTTACTAATTGTATAGCACCATTAGGATTACCTTGACCAAAAAATCCAGTTATCATTATCATTACTTTATTAGATGCAGAAGTCGGTGTAATTGTTACTGACATTAAATCTGCACTACCATGATTAGTAGTATTTGCAACTTGTGTAGCAGTATTATTTGTTACAACTTGAATAATAGAACCAGTAGGCATTTTAGCTGAAGATATGGCTTCACCTATTGATGCGTTTGTTATTTTAGATAGTGCCATTATGATTTTATCCCATATAAACTAAATTTACCTTGAGCAACATTACCACTAATAGCTGCAAACTTTAAATTATTTATTGCTGTTCTATCTGAGTTTGATGACCCCACAATTTTTGATCCACCAATAATCATTACCAGTATTATGACCACCATCAAGGTCGTGTACTCCAATACAATTATAATACATTGCCTTATAACCAGTAGTGTTTCTTAACCCAATAAAATATACGTCTGCATTAAGACCTTTATTTGCAGTACTTTCTGTTCCAGTACCTATATTAATTTTAGCTGAACTGTTACCTACTGTACCAGCAATTCCAGAAGCATTTGATTTAAAGTCGTGATACTGCATATGTTGTTCAATAAGTATGTCGTAAGTTGAACCATTATCATCTGATGGAAAAACAGTAAGAGCCTGTCCATTTGTTGCAGGTGCGTAATTCCTTATAACAACTTTGTAATCCATATATGTATCTGTAATATGACTTGATGTAAAAGTTACGGCAGCTTGACTTGAAGCATCTATTGTATGGATAAGATTAAAATCATTTTGTAATGAAGAGTCAACTTTAGCACTAGGGACGACTGTGCCTCCCTGTAATAAGTCTGCTAGGTTTCTTGCTCTGCTCATGCTTCCTCCAGTGCTTTTATTCGTGCTTCTAACTCTTTAATAGTATTGATTGCAACCATTAGTAAACCATTATAATCAACTGACATACCACCCTCTTCACCATAGGCTAGGTCTGGAATAATCTTTTTAAGGTCTTGTGCCATTACTCCATAGTGTATGTTACCATCTAAATCATCATCAGATTTATTGCCTTCTGCATCAATTTTTTTCCATGTAAATGATTTAGGTTGTATATTTTTAAGCTTGCTCCAACCATCATTCATTACACCTTTAACATTTTTTAATGTTTCATCAGAAGAAACACCATTAGCAAAATAACCAACGCCACTTTCAGATATTGTAGAACTTTGTGAGCCATTAAGGTTTAAACCTTGAAAAACCATATTCCCACCATTGTAGTTTCTTGCTTGTATAGTAGCATGACCAGAATTGTTATATACTCTTAATCCCCAAGCAACTGGCTGAGTACTTAACCCAATTTTCACAGTACCATCAGAATTAATATCCATTCTATCATATCTACTACCACCAGTTCTTGCTCCAAAACGAAGTCCACAAAGAGTTGAACTTTCTTGAACAGCAGTTAGAAACCATTCACCATTACTTTCTGTACTAAATGACATACCAACACAATTACTTGTACCAGAGGTATTGTTTTTTAAATTTAATACTGCATTAGTTGTTGCAGTGGATATATTATAATCAGTATCAGTGTCATTTACAATTTGCAATTTTGTACCTGGACTATCTGTACCTATTCCAACATTACCAGCAGTAGCTATTGCAAATTTAGTTGTAACTGAACTGTTTCCATATGCACCAGAGGTTTTAAAATACATATTACCAGATTGGTCAGTTCTGATTGTACTTACTGGAACTGTACCTTGATACATTTCAATATCGCCACCTCTATTATTACCTTCTAATCTTATGGTTGCGTAAGAGTTAGAATCTGCTTCATCTATATGAAGTTGTGTAGTTGGACTATTTGTACCTATTCCAACTCTATTGTTTCCTGAATCTATTTTTAATGTGCCTGAGTCAAACGATACGTCTCCAAATATGCCACCACTAAAATAAGCTTGACCACTAAATGTAGTTTGACCACTAAAAACTGTAGTTCCAGAAACTGTTCCTCCAGACGATTTGTCTAATCCATTAGAAATAACTACAGACTTGTAAGCAATAATTATTATTTCGTCTGACGCACTAGCGTTTGTTACTAAGACGACAGACGTGCCGTTAGACGCAGTAAAGTCTGACTCATCAAGACGTACACCATTCATAAAGACGTCTATGTTACCTGCTGTGTAACTAAGTTCTAATCCATTTGCGTCATTGTTTTGGAATGTATTCTGACCACCTGTCGCAACAAACTTAAATCTGTTTATGTTTGTGTATGTTGTTGGTACGTCTACTGACCTGCCTAGATAACGAATGACGATTGTGTCTCCGTTTGGCACGTTCTCTGTAAATGTTATTGTATTGCCTACTGCTGAATATGCAGTTGTAGGTTCTTGGACTACGTTACCTACTGTTACAATTATACTGTCGCTGTCTGGTACAAATTGATTAAGAGTAAATGAGGCTGTAGAGCCATTGGCAGTAGTAATTGTTTGGCTTTCTACTGCTCCAAAATTTGGTGATGAACCTATATATGGCATTAGTCTGCTTCCTCTATTGTTAATTCACCTGCATCAACTTGTCTTTTAATTTCAGCATAATCTGCATTTCCTTGATAAATTCTATTTCCATCATCATCAAATTTATCTGGGTCTACTGGAACAAAACATTCAACACTATCTTTTGTTACTTTAATAGCAACGATTGTTTTGTTATCTTGTCCTTTACAATATTTTGCTTTACTGTAGCTCGGCATCTGCTTCTCCTCTTACTTCTAATCCAGCTCTACCAGCATTACTATCATTTACTGTTCTTATAAAATGAACACCCATAGTATCAGCAGTCGAAACACTTATACCACCCATATCATCACCTAAACCTAATTGTGGTGCTGTAATTGTTAATGTTGGTGACCTTTGCATTTCAACTGGAAAATAAGCATACCCACTAAAATCATTTAAATTACCATGTGGAGCCATTAATTTTCCCATAACATTATTTTCACCTTTACCTTTGTAATAATATCGTTGGCATTTGCGTAAAGTTAAATCTTTATTTTCTTGTTCAAAAGGTGTTGCTACAGCACCCTCTTCCCATTGAACACCAGTAAGATAAAAATAATTGTTTACTGCAAAGGCAATGTCATTTGTTGAATGACCATAGGCAAATCTTGAATCTGATTTATTTGCCCAAGCACCATTTGGATTTGAACTTGTGTAGTTTGAACCAGCGGCTAAAATCCAACTTATTTCTAATCCCAAACCATTGTCATTATTCATTGTTGCACCAGTGTCGCCTGGAATAGTTATTGTTTTTCTTTCCCAAGTATTTGCAGAATTTACTGTATAAGTAGCACTTATATTTCTTCCTGTTCCGTCTACTGTTTGAAAACATACTGCGTATGTTCCAACAGTATTTGTAAAGACATAAAATGATAATGTAGTTGTTTTTGCATTAGCAGTTCCCCACGCCAATCGTCTTAGAAACTGTGCTTCTAGTTGATGTCTAATATGTATTAGTTCAGCTGCACCTATGTTTGAATCGGCAGTTGTACATTTTATCTCAAGACTATCACCACCAAGCTCTCTTATTTCTGCTTCACCAGCAATATAATGTCTTTCACTAAAATTAGCTGTGTCTAAATTATTTTTAACTAATTGAAATCTATCAACTGCTTTGGGTATATTTGTTAATGTAGCTGCTCTTTGATGTATTTTCATTGCACCATTGATTATTATATTTTTTCCAGTAGTGGCTGCAGAAGGAATAAATCCACCACTTACAGTTAAATTACCTGCAATGGTTGGATTGTCTTCTATTTTAACACCAGTAACTGCATCGTCTGTAATTTGATTTGTACTTATTCTTGATAGTGGCATTATATACTCTGACTTTCTGTAAATGTTTTATATGCTGTTTTGGTATCACTATCCCAACAAGTTTCTGCAATACCTTTTATTTTTGTATTTTCTTTTGATAAATCTGTATCAGTATGTTTCCACGAACCATCTGCTTCTTTGAGAGAAAGATAAGGTACTAAAGAACGTCTATGATAATTTGAAGAAATTAATTTCTTACTACCATCTTTTTGTTCTTCATAAACTCCATCTATTTCTCTAATTTGAATAACCCAATCAGACACTATTTCTATTTTATTTAATGTTCTTTCTTTTGTTAAATCGCCTTCAGCCATATTTACTCCTAATCTACTATAGTTGTTCCAGATATTCTTAATCTCATATCAACGTGACTTAAAGCTGCAGCAGTCATATCACTCCACATACCACCAGCAGTAGGTGAAGTCATAAAACCCATGTTTGTACTATAAGCTGTTGGCAAAATATCAACTGCACCAGGTCCACCTCTATGAAACCAAACTGAAAAAGTATCGCCATATGAACTACTAAAAGGTAAGTTTTGAATTTGAACTGCATTAGATGTTGTACCACTTACTGTAGAACTACTATCCCAGTTCATAAAATAGTGAACTAGCCTACCAATCTTAACGTAATACAAAGTAGTTTCACTTCCGTCAGAACCACCAAAAGCAAATGTAGCTCCACTTGATACAAAATTAACTGTAGCTTGACCTTCTTCATAGTCGTCAAGGAGTTCTGAAGTCATGCCACTTACATTAGAATTATCAGTAAAATCTATTCCTTTGCCATTTGTTCCTAAACGAAGATTTCCAGTATGTACATTTACATCACCATCTGGTTGTATAGCTAATCTTTTTGTTAATGTAACTGACGCATCTGCACTAGCACTTGCACCAGAATAAACATTAACATATCCATCAGCACCTATTTCAATTCTTGAACTTGTACCAGTTTCTTTAGCTTTCCAAGCACCATCATGGTATAGGTTTGTTGATAATGATGTAGCACCACCATCATAATGTGCTAGACCACCTTGGTCGCCAATATCAATAGCTGTCCAATTTGCATGATGACTTTCTGGTGTAGTTCCTATTCCAATATTTTCTGAACTATTAATCGTAATAGCTGTAGCATCAGCATTATCGTCTATGCCAGTAGAAGTAAAATTAGATATTGTTCCTGATAACGCTCCACCAGTTTTTCTAAATGCGCCTGTGTCTATGCCTGTCTGCTGTGCAAGATTACGATAAACTACGTAAAAGTCTCCAGATGGTGGAGCTTCGCTAAAGCGAAGCGTAATGCCATCACTCAATATTGTGTATGATGTTGTTGGTTGCTGTTGAATGTTTGCAACAAATACTTCAATGTCTTCTGGATTAGATACATGTTTGTTTAAAGTAAAATCTACAATATTTCCGTTAGCATTTGTAAATACTTGTGATGTTGCTTTAGCAAATGTTGTTGCTGGTTGTGCGCCTATGAATGGCATTATGATGTTATCTCCATTATACTAAGTGTTATATCTGCTGCGCCAGACGCTTGAAGTGTTATGCTGTCTGTGTCTTCCAATACAATCTTGTTTCCACCCAGAAATTCCTGTGTGCCTCCGACAGGAACAGGTCCGTCTTTCACAAGAAAGACGTTTGTGTTTTCTGTACTGGCAGTTGTTCCTGTTGGTACTCTGCCTGTTGTATTAGATATAAGTTGTACCTGTATAGTTATTCCAGAAGTTGTTGTGTTGCAGACCATCAAACCAAGAACTACAGTTGCGTTTACTGAGCTTCCTGCTTCGTATATTGTCTTGACACCTGTCACTCCTGCCTTTGTTACTGTTTTAAATGTATTTGGCATAAATCACCCCAATGCTATCGCTAACGCTGTTACGTCATCTGACGTTGAACCTGTTGCTGTAGTTAAAATTGCGTTTGAATTTATATTTACCACTCCTGCTGAAGCTCTTGATATTGTTGTGTCAGAAGCATTACCTAGTTCTATGTTTCCTGTTGTTTCTACATTGCCATATGTTATTATTCCACCAGTTTGAGTTCTAAGTTTAACTGAATTATTAAAGTTAAATTGACAATAGCTATCTGGTAAAAATATTGCCATATACTCAGCAGCATTATTTTTAGTAATAAATATATTGCCATCTGATTGTATCCAAGTTGGTTTATCTGTACCTCTAATTATATTGTTAGTGCCATCGTGATATAAAATTAAATCAGCACCATCTCCAAATGTAAGTTTAGCATCATCACCAAACTCTAAAGCATTATCTGATTTATCCCATACTGCATTGTAGTTAGCACCAGTAAATGTAACGTCTCCAGTAAATGTGCCACCTGCTAATGGCATCTTTGTTGCTATACTGTTGGTAACTGTAGTTGAAAAGTTTGCGTCATCTCCTAGAGCTGCAGCTAGTTCATTAAGAGTGTTGAGTGTGCCTGGTGCTGAGTCAACAAGGTCTGATAGTTCTGTTTGTACGTATGCTGTTGTTGCTATTTGTGTTGTGTTTGTGTTAGCTGCGGCAGTTGGTGCTGTTGGTGTTCCTGTTAATCCAGGTGATGCTAATGGTGCTTTTAAATTTAGTGCAGTAACAGTCGCTTTTAAATCAAGCTGTGCTTTAATTGCTTTGGCAGACGCTAGTGTGTCGTCACTTGAAGAAGCATCTGATAAGTCGGTGTCTAGTACTCCAGTTTTTAAGTCTGCTACATCAATGTTTGAGATTGAGTTGCCAGAAGCTTCGACATCAAATGTTTTATTGGTGAGTGTTTCTGTTTTGCTTTCTGTAGATTTAGATGCAAGTACTGTCGATAAAGTATCAATGTTAGCTATTGTATGATTGTGGCTGTCGTCTGCTATTGTAGTTTCAAAACTTACGTCACCAAGATTTGTTAATGTGCCAGTACCAGTTACGTCTCCAGTTAAAGTAATAATTGGAGATTTAGTTACATTTACAAATTTAGATAAGCTGTTGTTGTATTGAATAAACTGATTGTTGGCTATGGAACTTATAGTTACGTCTGATAAACTGTTAAGGTTGCCTATTGCATTTGCTGTATTTTGTGCGGCTGTTGCACTGTTGGCTGCTTCTGTAGCGTAATGCAATGCAGAATATAATCCAGACGTTCCACCATTTGTAGATGTGAGTGTGAATGTAGTGTTATGTGCTGTAACTGCGTATTTGCCTGCATCGTCTTTATGGTCAGACGCTGTATTTTTGTGGGTGTTTGCTGTGTTAGCATGACCTAATGCTGTTGTCGCATGAGTGTCTGATTGGTTTGCATAATATTTAGATGAAAAATCAGAACCTGATATAGCTGTTGATATTGTAAAAGACGAACCACCACCTAATGCCCATGCCTTTGCAGAACCAGATGATAATGTTGTTGTTGGTGCAGTTGCGTGATTTGATGCTGTATCTTTGTGACCTGACGCTGTTGATGCTGAGTTAGATGCTTCTGTTGCATAGTGAAGGGCAGAGTAAAGACCAGATGTTCCACCATTCGTTGATGTTAAACTGAATGTTGTGTTGTGTGCAGTTACTGCGTATTTGGCTGCGTCTGCACGATGGTTGCTTGCCAGACCTGCCTGAGTGGTTGCTGTTGTTGCGTTGGCATTTGCTTTTGCTTGGTAATGAAGTGCTGAAAAAAGACCTGATGTACCACCATTGGTACTGGTTAGGGAGAACGAGGTGTCTTCTGCTGTGACTGCGTACTTGGCTGCGTCTGCTCTGTGGTCGCTTGCGATTGCGGCTTGGGCTTGCGCTCCTGATACATCGACAATCTTCTTCGTGTTTGACGAACTGATGAATGCAGATTCCGAGCCGAAAGTTGAAGCTGATGAAAGACCATGTACTAAATATACGTCACTATTGGCTACAGTTACAAGGTCAAAGTTGTTGTAAGATGTTGATGTACTGAATGCTCCTTCTACGCTGAAGAAACTTGTTACATCTACGAAGCTTGCACTTGAGTTTGAGAATACGCCTGCTCTAAATTGTAGGTTGCTTGTTGTTGCGTTGTATCTAAACTCAAAATTTTCTGAACGGAATGTACCACTGTTAGCAGGGTCAAATAGGTCATCGAGTAAGTCTGATAATGCACGTCCACCTATTTCGGCTGCTTCCATGTAGGTGTCGAGGACGTGTTCGCCTGTGTTGGCAGAAAGAAATCGAAGTTGTTCGCCAGTAGGTCTTGTCTCTGCCATTACTTATAATACCCCATATCTTTCATTAATCTTATCAGTTTTGATTTTGTAAGTGAATATTTTTCTGCTGTAGTTACTTTGCTTTGTTCTCTTTCAATCTCAAGTATTCTTGTTTTGCACTCTTCGATTGTAGCTTCTATTGACTTGAACATTTCCATGATGGGTGTCAGTTCTTCTTTAAAATCGTTTTTAGAGACTTCTTGTCGCTCGTTTACGTATTGTATTATCTTTCCCTCTACTACTTCGATTGCCTTGTCTCTCTGCTTTCCCTGCTCGATTGAAGCATCTATTTCGCTTTTGTTGTTGATAATTAGTTCTGCATTGGCGTCAAGAAGCTTCTGTGTTTCTTCTTTGAAGAGTTTAAATTTTTCTTCTACAAAATTTATAACTTCTTTATCCACGTTGATTACCTCTCATTGGAACAAGGTTGCCACGTTCTACTTCTCTGTTTAAGTCTTCGCCAGATTTAACAGATGCACCACGCATCTTTTCCATGATTTGCATTTGCTGTGATGGTGTCGGACCTTGTTTCTTCATTTGGTCTTGGTTTACTCTGAACCTGTCGAGGTCTGTTATACCCATTGCACGTATGGCTTCTTCTGCAATTTGTCCTGCATTGTATTCCATTGTTAAGCCTGTCTGGTTCATTATCTGTAGCATGTTCATCCAGGTTTCTGCGTTGCGTGTGGGTTCAAGGGGAAGAGTGCCGTCTATTACTAGATAGTCAATGTCCCCTTGAAGGTCTTTAGATACATCGAAGTCCATGTATCCATCTTCTACCATGCCTTCTAATTGTGACGGCATGTTTTCTTTTTCAAGCTTGACAGAACCAGAAAGTGCGAGAGCGTCTTGTATATTGGCTACCATCATACGAACCATAGGACGCATTGTTGTTGCTGACATCACACGTGCCAGTACACCAAGACGTTGTGAGCCGAGTTGTGTCAGACGCTGTATCTCTGTTGCTGTTCTTACGTCTGGTGTCGGTACGCCTTGTTGTGCATCAGATGCGGCTGATACACGTTGTTTGAGTTCTGCCATTGCACTTATATCGCTGAAGTGTCCACGTGTTACGTCTGGAACTTGTGCTATGAATACGCCATCACCTGGCTTAGAGCCTGGTAGAGTTCGGACGACACCCCAAGGATTTCTGTCCACAAGGTCTGGTACAGACACTTGTGTAGGGTCAACGAATATAAGGTTGTTAAGGGCTGCTGATATGTTGTCGATACGGCTACGCAATAAGTAGGTTGCTATATCGTGCATAGGTAAAATTAAATCGTAAAGAGACTGTCCATATGTTTTGTGTGAGTCTTGGTAAAGACCACCAATAACTACAGGCATTTGTCTGCCGTATGGGTTCAGTTGGAAACGTATAACTACGTTCTCGTCTAGGATTGTTATGACCAGATAAATTTGGTCTATGGTTGGTATTCCTATCTCATGTCCAGATAGACGTACCCAAGCTTCGTCAATTACACGTGCATCACCAAGAGTGAAGTATGCATGGTCTTTTCTCTCACGTTGGTTTGCTGTTGCAGGGTCGATTGAAAGTCCTCTGCCCTGTTCCTTGTGCCAGTGATGTGCGTTCCATGCGTTTCTTGGTGGTGACATTTTCTTACGTAGTTCTGGGAACTTACGTAGCTTTGGGTATAAGCCACTGTAGAGTATTGAGTTGTATGATACGTAGTCTGCAAATACTACGAACTGCATGTTCTCCCAATCGCCAAAGTTGACACGTGGGTCTGGGAATACTCTGCGTGGGTCAAAGTTTATTATTTGATTTTGGTTGTCCTTTGCATTCCATACTATCTTTGTTGGTGCAAATCCATAACGTATGCTGTCGAGAAGCATTTGTGCCAGACGTGCTTCTCCTGCTGTGCGTCTCATCTGTTGGTGAAGGACACGTTCTAGTATGAGAGATGCTTGTCGAGACTTTCTGTTTAAACCTTCAAGTTGGAACATTGGGTTACGTCCACCCAGTGCTGCCATGAGGTATGTTAGTACTGTGTCTGCTATTGCACGAGTGTCTGCGATAACTGCCTTTTCTCTGAAGTCTGTTGTGTTGGGTTTTACGTAAACATCATGCGCTCTGTCTGCTTCTTTCCAATGGTCGTATCTGTTTCTGATTTTGTTGTAGGACATATCAGTCATTGACTTTACGTAGTCTACAATCTTTCTTTCCTGCTCTTCGGTTAGGTCAGAAGAGATGTCGTCATATGCTACAATACGTTCTGCAAATTCTGATAGGTCAACTATCACGCCTTCGTTATGTGGAGGAACGTAGTCTGCACTTGCGTATGTTTTTGTATTTTCAGCCATTTCGAAAGAATACTCCTTTTAGTTTTAATTTGTCGTCCTATTAGTTAGACGGCAACCCCCAACCTGTCCATTTGGATTTTAGCTTTGATGCTGTGTCCATAAGTGACTTTCCTAATGTTTCACGTGAAACATCGTTGAGTGATGTCATGCTTCCTTGCAGTTCCCATGCTTCAGAACCTACATGAGTTCTGGATAATGTGTCTAGTGCTATTGTCATGGCGTCTACTTGGTCGTCATGGTTGGAAGATGGGAACTGAACTGTCTCGTCTATAAATGAGTCTAGCCAATCTGCTGTCTGTGGAAGGTATACTCTTCCTCCCTCTATGAGAGGAAGGATAGCATTCACTCTTGCTACCTTGTCGTGTACGACTTTGTATGGAATGATTGATATGCCACTCTCTCGTTTGAGTTCCTGTATGATTGACTGACCAGATGCTTTGTCTTCTATGTATATGCCACGTAATCCTTTACCTCTCCACTTGTTGTTGAGGCGTATAAGGCGTTGCTTCAGTTCTGGGAAATCGTATTTGCCACGGACTATTTCTATTATGTACATGTCTCCGTTTCTGTCCATGCCTGCCACTACTGCTGCTGAGTAGTCTGCTGTCTCTGTCTTTTTGAAAGCTGTGTCTACGCCAATGACTAGAGTTGTAAAGTTTTCTGGGGTTAAGCCTTCTGGAAACTTTTGCCACCACTCTGTTTTGATTAAGTTACCACCTTCTACGTATGGCATCTGTTGGTATAGGCTTGCAAACTCACGTGGGTTGAGGCGTTCACGTCTTTTGAGTTCGTCTAATGGAAATCTTTCTTCCCACAATGGTTCTTGTTTTGTTGTTGATATGTTTCTTTTTGCAGGAGATACTTTAGAATACTGTTCTGAAGTTAGATAGTTAGGGTCGTCTTCTGGTAGCATTCGTCTGCTCATTTTACCTGACGTTACTTCTTTTATTGCAGGAAAATTGACGTGTTCCCATCTACCTTCTTGCCAATCTTCGGTCTGCATGAGGCGACCTGCAAGGTCGTCCACATGCCAACGTGTTAAAATTACTATCTGGCGTGGAGGAGTCCCATCACTTTCTGGTTGAAGACGTGTAGCCAGTGCTGATGTGTAGTAGTTCCATGTTTTGTTTCGTTGGGTCATGGATTCTGCTTCTTCACGAGATTTGATTGGGTCATCGACTATTAATAAGTTGGCAGGACGTCCAGATGTTGTACCACCTATACCTACAGCGAAGTATGCGCCACCACTTTCGGTACGCCATACGTCTGCGGCACGGCTATCTTTTGATAAATGGAAATCTTTGAAAGCTTGGGTCATATTTTTCTGCTCTACCACCCCACGTATCTGTCTACCAAAGTCTGTGGACAGTTGTGTGTTGTATGAACAGGACATTGTAAACCTGTTTGGCTTCTTAGCCATGTAATATGAGGGGAATAGAACTGTGCCAAAGGTAGATTTGGCGTGACGTGGTGGCATAGTTATTAATAAATTGTTCTTGCCAAGAATCCCCTTCTCTAATTTGTCTAATGTGTTGATTAATTCTACTTGGAAGTCTGCAAGTTCCCAATCTGGGTACTGTAAACGTACAAAGCCAAGGAAAGATTCCTGTGAGTCTTTTAGTTTGAGTAAATACTTGGCGACTTCTGCCTGAGATAGTTTAGCCAAGTCTTTTTCTTAGCCTTCTGCTTTGCTTTATCTCGTATGCTGTCTTGCCACACTGTACTGTGTCTTCCATTATACGCATGAACTGGTCAAATACTGCGTGTTTAACTTTTTCTGGTGGCACAGAAGTTAAATCTATTTGTGACATTGCCTTGCCTAGCTCTTGTAAAGTTATATTAGAGGGCTTTGCATCTTTCTGTTTATTTGTTATCTTCAATTACTTCTCCCTGTACTTCTATTTCCGACACACCTTGTGCAATTCGTTCTAGTTCTTCCCTAGATAGGTCTGTCAGTTGCTTCATATTGACTTCATGCTGTACGAAATTGGCATTTAAGTCTGGCACTACCTTGTTTAATAGCATTCCAAACACTCTGGCTTGGGTAGGATTCCATTCTGTATGACCTAATACTACTGTATGTGCAAGATTTATTTGGTCTTTGACGTATGAAGCTATCTCGCCACGTATGTTTGCAGACATAGCAGGACTTAATTTAACTTCATCTACTTTCTTTGCTACTGCTTTCATTTTCTTTACTTCTTTTTCTAGTTTTCTACACTCATGTGAACAGAACTTTCTACGAAATTCATGTGATTTCCTAGTATTAAACTTCTTTGCACATGTCTTACAAGTTATTTGTACCACGTTTTCAGACATTTTCAATAATTACTCCGATAAGTTGTGGGGGTGGGGAGGTGACTCTCCAAATTTCCAAAACCGAATCGATGGCATACCCCCCCCTTTAGTCACATGTGCGTCTCAAACAACGATAAATCGTTGTTTTTGTTGCGTTTTTATCCCCTAAATAAGGGGATTTGCGTGTGTAAGACGTTTTCAACGTCTCCTACATGCACATACGAACAATACCTTCGCAGAACACAAAGTCAATCAAAACAATGGCTTAGCTTTCGCACACACAGACACACGTGCAGTCCGAAGGACTTATTAAAGGGCAACTTCAATCAACAGCCAAAGGAGGTTCTCATGGCTACAAAGAAAACGCATCACCCACACGGTCCCGTATCGACTCCGAAGAGTCGAAAGGAATGGGTCGATGCCGTCGAAGACGGCACGAAGACGAAGCAACAAGCAATCGCACGTTGCAAGCACATGATTTCGAAGAAAGGCGATTCCTTTCACGGCAAACAGTGGTCACTGTTTCTCGCCAAACTCACAGGTAAGCCGAAGGCTTCACCGAAAGCAGTTGCCACTTTCACGAAGCCAAAGGCTTCAGCGAAGACAAAGGCAAAGCCTTTGTCAATTCAGGTTGCCGACGAAGTCGAACTTGCAGCCATGAAAATCATGCTCGAACAGCTTCGTGCGAAGTAACCCAAACGCAGAGACGCATAATGCGTCTCTGCTTTTTTTTCGTCTTTTTTTTCGCACACATACAGGAGGTAAAAATGCGACAACAACACAAACTACAACGACTAATAACACGAGCAACGGAAGACAACAACGTAATCATGTTGAAACGTGCCGAGAAACAAGCTAGGCTCTTGGAACGTAGACAACAACAACGCAATACAAGGAGACGATAATATGTTGCTCGAAAAACTCAAAGCCATAGGCGTTTTTATCATGTTCGTACTTGTAATCCATCTTATGATGCTCGTGTTCATCGAGTTCATGGCAGGCTGTGGTACGAAAAACTACTACAACGACGGCACGTGGGAGACGATGCCATGCGTTTTCATTCCTTACGAAACAACAACAGGCACATGGAGGTAAATATGCCAAAGTACACATTTGAATGGACGAGGACAACAACGTACTCGACAGTAATCGAAGCCGATAGCGAGACAGATGCTCACGAAGACTTGATGAACGACATCACTGCACAACAGACCGACTTCACGTCTGACATAACAGACGAGGTGTTTGACGTGCCAGAAGAGTCAAGTGGTGTCATGTTCACACAAGAAATGAGTGATGACGAAATCAAGCAAGCTATCGAGAACAACGACAACATCATCAAGGGTGTGTTCGACAAGTGGAAGAAAGGTAGCAACACATGAACCGATTTCTCATTGAACGCAACCCACAAAGCATAGCCAAATCACTATGCGACCAACACATTGTGAAGATGCCACTCGAAGAGGCACAGATGCTTTGCACGGCATTGTGGCATCACAACGCAGAGTTCGCCTTTGAAAACAACTTGTACAAACCAGTACATCAGAAACACCCATGCACCTTGTGGTGCATGGAGACACGAGACAACTTCAAATTCGCTTTCACGTTGTACTGGTGTATGTTGTTAGAATACAAGGTGCGATACCGAAGAATGCACGGAGCAAGAAAACACTTCCACGCAATCTTACAAGGAATACATCACATTCCAAAGGGCAAGATTACAAAGCACCCTCAATGCTTTGGACAACACTACGAGTCCATCAAAACGAAAGAGGACTATCCTATCAATGCGTACAGAGACTTCTACAGACTAGACAAACTCTCCTTTGCGAGATGGAAACACAGTAGAAAACCTCATTGGTTAAACTAACGTACACACGCACACACACCTAGTCCGAAGGACTTATTATAGAGTGGCAGTTTCTGTCAATTTTCTGTTGTTTCTTTTCCACGACACAATAGGGGGTTGACAAACTGTCATTCATGTATTACAATCATCATTACACACAAGGAGGACTTATGATTGATGAGAAGAGAGTTGCTCACATACGAGCAGAACTAAAGGAAATCATGGCTATGGACTACGGCAAGATGCGTAGTAAATTACGTAGCATGGCTTCGCCAATACTTGCACATCATGTTGCAGATAACGATGTCGACATTGCAGACATTCAGAGACGTTCCACAAACGCAATGAAAATGCCAAGCTACAAGCCAACTGTGAGTGGTGTCATCATGTCTTGTTCTATTCCTGCGTTGTACGACATCATCTTCAGCGAATTTGGTGCTAGTAACGTACTCGATGCGATACTTGACCCATTTCGCTATGGCTACTCAAACTCAAGCAAGAGTGGCTACGACTTTGGCAGACACAAAGAGGTGTCAGACGAGTTGCACAAACAGAGAACCG